GCTATCGGCACAGGAAATCACCGCCATCGTGGATGGCTGGATGAAAGGTGCCTTCTCCTGGCGTACCGCCTTCGAGCGCTTGCAGAAGGGCGGAGTGATCCCGGACGGCCGGACGCCTGAGGAAGAGCTCGAGATGATCGACCAGGACGAGATCGATCGCGAGGATGAAGTGGCGGCGCTGCTACCAATAGATCAGCAGAAGCCTGCAACCTGATTTCACCGCCCGCCCTGATCGGCGGGTTTTTCATGCCGGCAGTGCCGGTACATCAATCAAGGAGAAAGCCAGTGGCTTTGAAAGCATTCGTGGAATCTCTCGATGGTATCGATGAGAATCTGCATGAGCACTACGTCGAGAAGGATGGGGGATACTACCTCAATCTCGAAGACTTTGGGAAGCATCCGGGCGCAGTGACGCTCAAAACGACGCTGAACAAGGTGAACAGGGACAAGGAAGCGCTCGCTTCTAAAGTGGCCGAGCTGGAAAGCAAGGTCGAGAACCTGCCCGAGGACTTCGACCCGGACGAATGGGCCCGGCTCAAGGCCGGGGATGGCGGCAAGCCGGATGAGGCCATTCAGGCGCTGAAGGATCAGCACGCCCGTGCCATCGAGGCGCTGAAGGCCAAGTACAGCAAGGACCTGGCGGAGCGGGAAGCGGCCGTGGCCGAACGCGATCGCTTCATCGACACCACGATCCGCAACGACGAACTGCGCCGTGCCCTTCGTGAGGTGGGTGTGGATATGGACCAGCACGAGGAAGTGCTGCTCGATCATCTCGGCAAGCAGGTGAAGGTGCAGCGCACCGATGACGGCAAGCGCATGGCGATAGTCGAGACCGATCTTGGCGAAGTGCCCGTTTCCGACTTCATCAAGGAATGGGCCGTGACCAAGGGCAAGGCCTATCTCGGCAAGGCCCCGCCGATGGACGCCAATGGCAACAATGGCGCCCGTGGCGGTCACAAGATGCAAGGCGGCGATTTCGGCGGTGACCGGAGCGAACGCGTGAAGGCTATCGCCAGCAGGTTCCCAGAGCTGGCCCAAGGCTAAGGGCCACTCTTCCCGCCTCGCCAGTGGCGACGGCGTTTCTCCCGTCACGTTCGATGGCGGGCATTCGGGCAGTGCCCATCATCCACACAACGCGACAGCAAAGGAGATGACCCATGTCGCTTACCCAGATGGAAGTTTTCAACAAGTACTTCATGCCCGCGACCATCGAAACGCTGGCGCAGATGGTCGAGAAGTTCAACGCGGCTTCTGCGGGCGCGATCCGGCTGACCACGGAGGGCTTCGAAGGCGATTTCCTTCAGGAGTCGTTCTACGCCGCCATCCATTCCGCCCGTCGCCGTGTGGACCGCTATGCGACCAACAACGCAGCGATCCCGACCGACCTGACCCAGCTCAAGCACTCGTCGGTGAAGGTCGCAGGTGGCTTCGGCCCGGTACGCTATGAGCCTTCGCAGATGACCTGGCTCAACAAACCGACTGCCGAGGGCGTCGAGGTTGCCTCCCGCAACTTCGCGGAGGCGCTGCTGCAGGACCAGCTCAACACCGCAATCGCTGCGCTTGTTGCGGCCATCGGCAATCAGGGCAGCGCGACGACGGTGGACGTATCGACCGGCTCCAACGCCAAGAAGGTGGACTATCTGGCGGTCAACGAGAGCCATGCGCTTTTCGGTGACCATTCCAGCCTGATCGTCGCGCAGGTGATGGACGGCGTGGCCTACCACAACTTCATCGGCCAGAACCTCGCCAACACGAGCACGCTGTTCCAGGCGGGCAATGTCCGTGTTGTCGATATCCTGGGCCGCGTGTCGGTGGTGACCGATGCTCCGGCGCTGTACTCGCCCCCCGTGCCGTCTCCGGCCACTCCGGCGAAACGCCGTGTCCTCTCGCTCGTGGCTGGTGCCGCGACCGTCACGGACAGCCGCGACATCATCTCGAACATCGAGACGTCGAACGGCAAGGAGCGGATCGAGACCACGCTGCAGATCGATTACACCTTCGGTCTGGGCCTCAAGGGCTATTCGTGGGATGAGGCGAACGGCGGGAAGTCTCCCACCGATGTCGAACTCGCGACGGGGTCGAACTGGGACAAGATCGCGAGCAGCATCAAGCACACCGCTGGTGTGATGGCGGTCGGTCTCGCGTAAGACTGCTGACGGGGCTGGGAAACCGGCCCCGTCGTTCTTGCTATGAAGATTCACCCGCTTGCCCATGTCGATGACACGGTAACCCTCGGTGAGGGTACGCGTGTCTGGCAGTTCGCGTCAATCACGCGCGGCACGGTCATGGGGCGGGACTGCTCTGTCTCACCCTTCGCCATGCTGGATGGCTCGGTCTACGGCGATGGTGTGATCGTGTCCGGCGGGGTGATGGCTGGGGCAGGGTTCCGGGTCGGGAACAATGTGTTCCTTGGACCGAATGTCGTGCTCTGCAACGATCTCTGGCCCTTCGCGGACAAGGAGGGCTATGACGATCCAGCCCTTCGATCCGGGGAACGTTTCGCGGTCGTCATCGAGGATGGTGCAGCTATCGGTGCCGGGGCGGTCATTCTTCCCGGCGTAAGGATCGGTGCGGGTGCCGTGGTCGCGGCTGGCGCTGTCGTGGAGCGCGATGTGCCGGGCGGCATGGTGATCCATCGCAACGGATACCATGGCGTCCATGTCCCGGCCCACTGGCGCGAAAGCCGGATGCGGTGGGCAAAATGAGCGATCTGGTCGTCGCGACGCTCCTGTGGGAGCCGAACGCCAAATCGGAGAAATTCTCCCGTTGCTATGACGAGAGCTGGGCAAGGAGGCTGTTCAACGGGTTCGGGCGCAACCTGACGGTCCCGTTCCGCAAGGTGCTCTACACCGACCGGCGCCGCGATCTTCCGGCAGATGTCGAGCAGATCGTCGTACCGGGTCTGGGGCAGGGCGGCTATGCCGATTGCATCCGGCCATATGAGCTGAATGCGCCGATGATCTTGTGCGGCCTCGATACGGTCGTAACGGGCAATTGCGATCACCTGGCCGAGTATGTCCTGTCAGGCGGCCAATTTGCATTGCCGCGTGATCCGTACAACCGGGCGCAGGCTTGCAATGGCGTCGCCCTGGTCCCGGCCGGTATGGGCAGGGTCTATGCGGAACATGACGGCGCCAACGACATGGTTCACGTGCGGCGCTATCCGCATGTCTTTATCGATGATTTGTGGCCCGGTCAGGTCGTGTCCTACAAGGGGCACGTGGAACGGAATGGGCTTGGCGATGCCCGGATCGTCTATTTCCATGGGCACAAGAAGCCCCATGAACTCGATCACAACTGGATCGCTCGGCACTGGCGGGATGGCAAGACAGCGCTCTGCCTTGGCGGCGCGGCTAGCGTGCAGGAGGATTGGCAGTCCGCGCTGGCCCTTGGCGGATACGATTTCATCGTCGCGTGCAATGATGCCGGCGCGATTTGGCCGGGCCGGCTGGATGCCTGGGTAACCCTGCATCCGGAATATTTGCCGCGCTGGATAGAGCAACGCCGTGCCAATGGTTACCCCGATGCGGCCCGCTACCTCGCCCATGGCGATTATCTGCCTGACTGGATGGATCTGGTCGAGTTCCGGTTTCCGGGACAGAGCAATAGCGGATCGTCAGGCCTGTTCGCGGCCAAGGTCGCCCTGATCGATCTCGGCGCCGACAGGGCCGTTCTCGCGGGCATTCCACTGACCCGTAGCGCGCATTTCTACGACACCGCGCCTTGGGAAGCGGCTGTTGGTTACCGGGCCGTGTGGGAAGGGCTGAGGCCTGAATATCGAGCCCGCATCAGATCCATGAGCGGCTGGACCGCGCATTTCTTCGGTCGTCCGACACCGCAATGGCTGGCATCGGGATCGACACATGCCGATGTGGCGGCCCCTTCACTGGAGAGCACTAGAATGAGCAAGGTCAAACTCGACAAGATCGCCTATGAGCCGCACCCGGTCTCGCCGGAGCGCAAGCGAGAGCTGAATGCGCAGGGTTATAAGATCATCGACATTCGCTTCAAGCCGGCTCGCGATCCCCTCGATCATGACGGTGATGGGAAGAAGGGCGGTTCCAAGGCTCCAGATGGAGACAAGGAAGAACTCGCGGCCCTTCGTGCCGAATACGAGGCCAAGCTGGGCAAGAAGCCCTTCGCCGGGTGGAAAGCCGATGAACTGCGCGAGCGGATGGCTGAGGCCGCGCAGTGAGCCAAAAGCGTCTCGATGAGATGGCCGAAGAGGCGACGGCGTTCTGGTTGGCGCGATCTTCGATCACCTTCCTTGAGTGCGCCATCAACCTCATGCTGACCCACATGACCAAGGAAGCGGTGATCGAGGTTCTTCGCGCCGAAACCAAGATGCTGGAAGAGCTTGACTGATGACTTCTCCGGTAGGCGCCGTGGAGGCCGTCAATCGCAGCAGGGCGGTTGCTATGCTCGACAATGGCGAGGTATTGAACGTCACCAACTGGTTCGATGACGATGGCGACGAATGTTCGCCGCATGCTGCCGTGATGGCCGTGGCCGGTCCCGACAAACTGGGTCGCTGGTACACCATCGATCTTTCGGTATTTGAACCGACTATCCTGAATTGAGGGTGACCCATGGCCGATTTTTACGGCACGCTAGAGGGTGCCGCCGCATATCATGACGCTCGTGGCAATGCCGCTTGGTCCGCTGCTGGCGTCACTGATAGCCAGCGCACCGCCGCCCTTGTCCGTGCCAGTGCTGCTCTGGATGGTATCTACGGGCCTCGCTTTCCGGGTCACAAGGCAGGCGGCAGGACACAGGCTCTGGCATGGCCAAGAACCGGCGCATTTGACCGCTGTGCGGGCGAAGACATTCCGGATGATGAAATACCCCAGGCGGTCGTCAGCGCGGCCTACGAGCTTGCTCTGGCCGAATTGCAGGCGCCGGGTTCGTCATCGCCTACGATAACGCCGGGAAGGCTCGTGAAGCGACAGAAGGTGGAAGGTATCGAGCGCGAATTTTTCGGCCCGTCCGAGGGCGTGTCGGGCTCAGCCGATGCCATGCGGCCTGTTCTGATGGCAGTGGAAGATGCCCTGCGCTGCATTCTGGTCCCGGCCAGTGGCGGGTCGGTCGATCTGTTGAGGGTGTAGCCATGGGGGGCTTTTATGGCGAGATGGCCGAGATGGTGGGCGAGCTGCTTGCCGAGTTCGCCCAAGGCACCGTCTCCCTCAAGCGCGTCACAACCGTTCCCGGCGAAAACCCGTGGGACCCGCCGACCGAGACAGCGGTGACGTATGAGCTGAAGGCGGCGGTGCGGCGATTGCACCATCGCTATGAAGGCGGTGTCCTGATCGTGGAAACCGGAGACATGGTGACCTTTGCCGTGCCCGAGGTGGTGCCCGCCCTGACCGATACGCTTGTCATCGACGGCAAGGAGAGGGCGATCAGCAATCTGACGCCCATTCCTGGCGCTGGTCAGGTGGTGGCGTGGAAAGCGTGGTGTGCTCTCTGACATGCCCCGCCGCTCCAGCACCGCCATATTCGAGGAACTGCTTGCCACGCACGAGCCTCGTGTGCGCGAGGCGTTTATTGAGGCCGTGCGCGATCTGGTCGATGGCGTGACGCTGCGCGTGGTTGTCGAGCGGCTGGAGCGGCATGACATCGAAGGCGCGATCGCGGCGCTCAACCTGGAACCGGAGGCCTTCTCCCGGCTGGAACGGGCAATCGAGGCCGCATACGCCGACGGCGGTCAGGCCACAGTTGGAAACTTGCCGACCGTCCGCGATCCCGATGGCGGCCGCGTGGTGTTTCGTTTCGGCATCCGCAACACGCCGGCGGAGGATTGGCTGCGGGATCATTCGGGGATGCTGGTCACCCGCATCGTGGACGAGCAACGCGACGTGATCCGCACGGCCTTTACCGAGGGGCTGGCGCGGGGCGACAACCCGACCCGCACCGCGCTTGATGTCGTGGGACGGATCGACCGGCAGTCAAACCGCCGGACGGGGGGTGTAATCGGCCTCTCTGCCCCGCAGGAGCGGTTTGTCGCCAATGCGCGGCGGGAACTGCTGTCGGGCGATCCTGATGCCATGCGGAACTATCTGACCCGGAAACGGCGAGATCGTCGCTTTGACGGCATGGTGCTGAAGGCGATCCGCGAGGAAAAGCCGCTGGACCGGGCTACCATAGACCGGATCGTGGGGCGCTACAGCGACAATCTGTTGAAGCTGCGTGGCGAAGCCATCGGCCTCAACGAGACGATGACGGCTCTGTCCAAGAGCCGCGAGGACGCCATCGCCCAGCAGATCGCGGCGGGCAAGATCGCGGCCGAGGACGTGGTGAAGGTGTGGCGTCATACCCCGCAAGAGCATCCTCGCCTGCATCACCGCGCCATGAACAACAAGACGGCACCATGGGGCGAGAAGTTCAAGTTGCCGAATGGCGTCGAGATCGACTATCCCCACGCACCGGACGCACCGGCAAGCGAGACGCTATTCTGCAAGTGCATCTGGCTGCCGCGCATTGATCATATCG